ATATATAGATTCACTCTTATTATGAGATCCTCTCTTATATAGATCTAAAACCTTTAGAACATCTATAAAATCTCTAAGTACGGTAGCTCTCAATGCTGGGAAAGTTTTTCTAACTATAGAAACTAATTTATTCTCATTCGTTAAACAATATATTATAACTAACTGGCATAACGACCAAGTTTTAGAAGATCTCGCACCACCTTGGTTTATAATAAACCTCTTACCAGACTGCATCGCAATCCAATTCTCATTAAAAACCTTTGTAGCATCGATTTCCATTAATCTTCTTCCTCATCCTCTTTTTTAGGTAGAACTATATTAACCTTAATATCAGTTACAATCTTATCACCACCCGTTGTTATATCAATCGAATCAGTATATCCTCTCTTCCTCGCTTTGTACTTCATATAAAACAATATAGATCTTTCACTACCTTCTTTTATATTCTTTAATAATTGGGTTTCAGCAAAATCTAATGTAACCTCATTTATATCATCAACTGCGCTTCTAAATATATCATCATCTTTATAATAAGTATAAAAAGCATTCCTACTTACACCAACCTCTTTACAAGATGGTGTAACTATACCTAAATTCTTTTCTAATGCTTTTAATAATAACTCTTTATTCTTTTTTGTTTTTTCTTGTTTTATCATATCTCAAATCCTCTTGGTTTATTTTTTGTTTTAAGTATCCTTTTTACAAAAGAAATATACTTATCCTTCTCATCTTCAAATATATCAAAGTCATAATTGTTAATATCTAAATCACCATCATCAATTCTAATCTTATAACTCAATAACTTACTATTATAGAGTTTTGTTTTCCTATCTTTCTCTTTCTTTATATTAGCTAAACTCATACTCCTTTTATTGGTGATATTAATTTAGGGTTAAAGTCAAAGTTTCTTTTAGATTTAGTATCCTCTCTAATGATCTTATTACCCCACTTCTTTTGTAATGCTATAAATTGTTGTTTTTCTCTATCATTGTTTCTATATGTGGCACAACCACCACTTTGTTCTGCTTGTTTAACATCATAACATAGAAAATTTACTCTCAGGCAGCCATTATATTTATGCATATTCTGCAGTGTGAAATCATAATCTTCCTTTAATGGTAAGTCTTCATCGTATCTTAAAATATTATCTTTTAGAATAACTTGAAATGGTCCTCCAATATAGGCAGTTGTGTTAAAGGGTGTTCCTTCTCTATTTGTTCTTTTATCTGGTATGCATGCCATACCCCAAAATTCAAAACCCCAATCCTTACAGGTTCCAGTAATATCTTCAGCAATATATTGTAATTCATCCATAGTTAGTTTTACTTTCATATCAACATTCCATCTATATACTCCACTACAATCATCATCTAATAAAACAATAGCATCATTATCACCCATATAATTATCAATAATATAGTTTCGTATCCTACATAAATTACCTTGTGCGCTATCAGGTACAATAACAATCCTATTCCCATTCTTTTTATATTCATCAGCATCACTTTCTCTTACAACTAATGTAACATCAGGGTAATTTTTCTGTGTAATGCTCTTTTCTGGCCTCTTATAACTCGGCGAATAAAAACTAACCTTCATTATTATTATTGTTTTTAATTTTCTCTATGGCTTCAATTCCATTTACAACTCTTCCTAATCCTTTGTTTCCAACTCTACCATTACCTAACTTATTATAACCCATTTTTAATTCAAATAAAGAGTGGGCTTGTACCCAATCAATATCACTATCAAATTTAAGAACAATATAGTTAGATTCAAAATCAATCCCTTGGTTAAACTCATAATCACCTTCTTTAAGATCAACCTTCTCAGCAACTATATCAAGTCCCCACTCAACTAAATTACCTATATCCCAGTTCTCATCCTTATGTAAGATTTCCCAATCCCATTCACCATAACCAACATTATCTTTTACAATAAACTCTTTTTTCTTTTCTTCATCCAAGTTATGTAATCTAATTATATGCACCTCTTCTAAACCAGCCTCTAAACAAGCTTTTAACCTCATATTACCACCCAAAACAATCATATTCTCATCAACTACAATTGGTCTAACTTCTAACATCTCTGGGAAACCTTTTATCGACTTAACGAGTTTTCTAAATTTGTCATTCTTTATTATTCGAGGGTTTTGTGGGTTCATTTTAACCTCTTTAATGTTAATCTTTTCTATTATCATATTATTGTTTTATTATTTTTTTTATTGTCATTCATGTAATATCAAAAAGGTGTCATTTAGTGTAGTACTCTATACACTTATTTATTAGCATGTCTTAAATATCTTAACCTCTTAATTGATTTTACTTATTTTGTTCGTAAAAGTTTTTAACATCCATCTTTAGTTCTCGAATATATTTCGAGGCATAATCTTTATTAATCTTTAAGTGTTTCGCCATATCAAGTCCTTTTGTTAAACCTTTATTAAAGTAGCAGTCAAATATAATTTGTTTAATCTTATTAGTCTCCTGTTTTCTATACATAAAAAGAATAGATTTTCTATCACTATACCAAATCTCTAATTTTATTTTATCATCAATGCTCTCATATGTATCATCAGCTTTATCAGGTACATAATAAGTGTCCAACCTTTTCTTACCTTCTTTCAAATTTAACTGGCTATTCGACCAAGCACCAACCTCTTGTTTAATATAATTTATTACAACTTTCTGTAAATCAGTTGGTTTAATCTTATTTTTTATATTCATAACATAAATAAAACTCTCACTAATCGCGGCACTCGGATTAATTCCTTTATTATTCTTATAAGATATTCCGGCAGCGATTTTTTCTAACATATCAATATTAAGAATATAAAAATCGTCAATCTGTTTTTTAGTAACCAATTTTTATAATTATTTTTGTTCACCATACCATACTTTCATCTCACTAATGAAGGCGTTTCTTTGTGATATTGTACAGAAACATGAATCTACAAATTCGTTTGTTAATTCTTTTCTTATTAAATTTATAGCATTACAGGCTACTTTTGTAACAGGTTTCGCTTCTAAATACATCTCAATAGTTTCTTTTTGTTTATCAGTCATCTTAATATTATTATTTTTATATGGTACTAAATTGTTAAAAAATGTCTGCCTTTCTTTGCACTTTTCACATTGTTTTATTCCAAAATAGTTTGTTATTCTTTTTATACTATCACCTAACCCATTGTCTTCCATGTTTTTAATTGTTATTTTTAGTATATATAAAAAACCCAGCCTCTCCTATGAGACCAGGTTTTGTTTTTTTCTCAATCTATATTCTCTATTATATATTTTAGTCTTTTCTTTATTAGCATCTTTATACTTTTTGTTATAGACTTTCTTATATTCTCTTAACTTTTCTTTATTTTCCTCTTTGTATATGGCAGAATATTCTTTAATATGTTCTTTATTTTCGTTTCTCCATTTTTTATTGTAAGCAGATTGTTCTAATCTTAACTCATCATCAGTTAGATCCATACAACCTCTTTTAATATTATATAATGAACATCCTTCACTTCTATAAAACTCCATCCAATAATTTTCTCTCGAAACATCATCAGTCTTTTCTATCAAAACAATCTTACATTCCTTCCAAAAGGGTTTATTGTTTATATGTAAGTTGGGATAACCTTTCGCTTTTCTTGTAGATAGATATTTTTGTGTTGTTATCCCAACATAAACAACTTCCTCATCTTTTACTAATTTGTATACTTTATATCTCATTTTTATTTATTTTTTTTAGTTGGTCATACATAACCAATATCTCTTCTATAACACTATTATAACAAGTCTCACTATAACCAAATATATTAATATAATGATGCGCTATCAAAAAGAAATCTAACTCACTTACCCACCCATTCCTTCTTTTAAGCCTTTCTAAGTAATCTTTACAATCTTTTGATAACCTAACATTATTTATATTTTTTTGTTTCTCTAAGCTTCTTATATTAACTCTACCAGACTTCGATTTGCATACCTTACATCTCTTAGTGCTGTAATAAAATTTTTCACCTATCTTACTTTTAATAAAATATTCTAAACCTCTTTCGGTATCGCATGTTTTACAAATTAATGTTCTTATCATTTATCTAAATATTTATTGTTCGTCCGTTTTCATATGTTCCTTCGATGCTAATATGTTTCATATGGCGGGCTATTGAGTTCCAATGAAAGGCGAATCCTCTTTTGCTCAATTCAGTTATATAAGGGAGTACCAGTTCATATCTATCAGCATCATAATTGTGCCATCTCGCGAGAACATTCTCTAAAGCATATGAGTAGCAGTCATACTTATCATCCGCATCTTTATATCTAAACTTTAAGTGTGTTCGTTTAACAATTAGAACAATATATTCAGTCATTCTTCTTGTTAATATACCCATCGATAAACTTACAAGCATCTCATACCTAAGTTCTCTTTCATCAACATAGAAATTCGTGTTGTTTATTCTCGATGTTATTATCCCACCTAACTCTTTTAATCTTTTCTGGTATATGGTATGTGCTTCTAATTCAGTTTCATATAAACCTAAGTACTCTCTCTTATTGTTATATATTATAGAAACTTGCCATTTGTTAGCTCCTTTATGAAAAGTTACTCCTTTGTACTGGCTGGCAGTTTTTCTTATGTTAGACATTGTTCTGTAAATATATATTTATATAAGTCAATAACTGATCTCTCAATTTTTTAACTTTAACTTTATTATCAAAGTTCACTAATATTTCGTAATTTAGCTCTATGATCTTTTCTTTCAATTGTTCTTTTAACATATTCCAAGTTTATTTAATTTATCTTCTCTATATCTTTGTCTTAACCATAATGGGAAAGATATAAAATTAACTTCATGGTTCCCTTTTCTTAAACACCATTCTGTATCTGTTTTCTTATGTAACATATCACCTAATAACATTTGTGTTTTAATATACTTAGGTAGTTTTGTTTCTTTAATAATATCTCTAATCTCATTCATATAAATTGAATATAGTTCTAACTCATAATCACTATAATAAAACTCACTATACTTACCAGTTTCTTCATTCCAACCAAATTTTTGTAAACAATCCTTCCATTTTACACCATATTCTTTCTGTAATATTCCTCTTACTGCTTTATTCTCCATCTTATAAACCAATTAAATTTAATTGTGCTTCTCTCTTTTTCTGTAAGCACCAATTGGTAAATGACATAAAACAAAGTTCATATTTATCTTTTCTCACTATCCATTCATTGTTTGTAATAAATATATTCGACCCATAACATAATATACTTTTAATATAATCAGGCATATCTTGTTTATATATCTCATTTCTAAATTCAAATTTGTACTCATTAAAAAGAATAATATCTTCTTTTGTAATATCATTATAACCATATTCTAATATATCATCAAAATTATAACCCTCAATAAATTGGTTATTTAATTTATAATCATTAGTCTCTTTTTTTATTTTCTTTAATAAATTATTCATGTTTTCTTTATTTTTTATTGTTTATCAAATATACAATTTATTTTTGTTTATTCAACCATTTTATCTCTTTATTATATTTTTTTTCGCTAATCATTCCTTTCATTAATGATTCTTTTAATATAATTCTGTAAGTAATCTTTCTCTCGTACTTCATCTTATTTTAAGTCTAACGATTGTTCCCATTTTAATCTATCATAAGCATCCTCATTAAAATTGTCAGTAGCAAATCCAGCTAATACAGACTCCATCTCATAATCAACCGCTTTATCTTTATTTGACATTTTAACCTCTTCTTCATAACTTGTACCGAACTCTACAAAAACCTTTTGTAACTTCTCATATACCCAAAATCTATTCTCTGTTGTTTTATTCTCTACTTTCATATTCGTGTTTTTTTTTATTTTTTTAACTATCTTTTTAGCTATAAT